CAATTATTTTAGTGCCGTCTTCGGCATTTTTGGCGTATACGTAAACTTTGAACTGTATGTTGTATGGAACAGGGTTGTATTGGTACTTAAACTTGCTGGCATTATCAGCATCTTTTACAGACAGTTTTCCAATAGTGTTCAGTTTTCTTGTTCCATCATAAGTCATCTTGCCCATTTCGAAAGAAATGGCTGGAAGCGGAATAGTTGCAGTTGGGCGATCAATAGCAGGATCTTGATTAACACGCGCCAGCATCTTATCTTTTGGAGCGTAAGTTATCGGTACTTTGATTAGTGTGTTAACGTTACCTTCTGTGTCTGATCTTGTAATTTTAACATTGTTAAAAAGAGTTCCGACAAGGATAACATATTTGCGAAGCAAACTGAAATAAAACGGTGTTGAAAACATTAAATAGTTCCTTCGCTAAACGGATCAACCGATGTAAAATCGACGAACGTATCAGATTCACGTTGGATCTCATCGTTTTCTGCATTAAACAGAATATCTGAAACCGAAGAACCTTCAAGTACAATCATATTACCTTCTTCGTCTGTCAATATATTTCCATCCTCATCTTTCAAAGCCCAATCATATAGATTAGTGCTAAACTTCTTCTGAAGACTATCAATCTGAGGAATACCAGTGTTCATAATTTCACCAGCATACTCAAACAATTCGCAAGTTAGTTCCCAAGTTTGTAGAGCGCCGAGCTGATAAAACATCTCGTGCTTATTTACATACTTAATCTGAAAGCACTTTTCGTTTAACGGAAAGTAAATAAGATCGCCTTCATTCGGTCTAACTTGCGTAGTAAACTGTCCAACTTCTTCGTTAAACACTCTTCTAGCTACTGAAAAAACAACTTGATCTCTAATTTCAATACCAAACTTAGACATAAAGTTGCCGTCGCCAGAAAAACCGTCAACAGACTTTATGTACAACTCAACCATATATGCATTTTCATAACTAGACTGATCATCTGCACCATATACTTCATCGTAATTGTTTAACTTACGAGGAATATAGTACATATCTTCACCATAAAAACGGATTGATTCGATAATCAAGTTTTCAAGGAGAAGTTGTTCTTGCGCAGACTGGAAGTTATTTATGAAAAAATTTGTTGGCATACAATCATCCGATCATATCTGCAACGGGCAAACTGTAAGTATAAATCATTTCCTGTTCTAATTGTGCTCTTTCAGCAGTTGCTTCGTCAAATATCTTTTGGCCATTGAATCTTAAGCCTCCAGGCATTTGCATACCTTCAAACTTTTTAAGGTTTGTACCCCATTGTTGCTTGATCAAACAAGTTGTGTATCTCAATAACCAACGATCTGCCCAAGCGTCTGTGTATGTATCAGGATCAACAACCTGATAAGCTTCGACAATTAAATAATCGTTAACGTTAAGTCTGTCCCAGTCCATATCAATATGCAAAACATTTGTATGGCGGTTGTATCTTAATGGCTGCTTACCAACTAGCAAATACTCTAGGAACTGAATATGCTGCATAGCCATGTAATATGGAACCATTGAAACAGAGGTAAGGGTGTACAAGTCGTTAAGAGCGATTTGATAACGAATATTAAATAAGTTGTTAGTACCAAGAGCTGACCCGAGATCAAAGATATTAATAACCCCAATGATGTTTTCGGGCATAGTGATGTATTTGTTTGTTTTGTCTTGGGCTGTAATTTGATACTTGTAGTAAACCTTTGACGAACCGTCGAAGTGATAATCCCAATAATAGCGTAGAGCTTCATCGATCCTGTCCTCAACCTGATCGTCATCTACGTTGATTTCTATTACTGGCTTACCTAGATTTCTAAGACAGTATTCTTTAAATGCAGCTCTGTTAGTCGGTAGTGCCATTTATAAACTCCTTTTTTCTATTTATTCTTGGAGTTTACTTCTTTTTTATTATTAGAAACCGTAACATTAAGTTGAGGTTGTGGAACCTGTTGTTGTTTTTCCATCACACGGCTACCAAACCAAAATGCGATAATGGTAGAAAATAGTGACATGGTTTCAACATCCCATACAGCTTGAAGCATTTGTGGAACTGATTGGCCTGTAGAAAGCATCACATATGCTGCTGCAACCTTTACACCTACGAATAGGAAGAAGAATGTATAAGTTATAACAGGGCGGATAGAAGCTCGTAGTGCGTTAATAAACCATCCACCATCAATAGACTTATCATGATCAAGAGCAGATTGTCGAAGCTGACTGTCAGCCTTAACCATCTCAATAGAGTAATTGATATCGGCTTGTTGTTTGGCTGCATCCAGCTTAATTTTGGTAAGTTCGATTTCATACTTAATCTCCTGCTTACGCTCAAAAATTCTCACAACAGAGGGCAGTAAACTACCCAAAATACCAAAGAGGGGCGATAATAACGCTAACATGATTTACCTCTTTACTTTAATTTTAATTTATAACCTACAGGCATCTTATTAGGATTAAGACCAGGATTAAGCTTCAATATTTCTTTTACTCTCTTAGGATCTCCACCAGCTATGTTCCAAATCTTATCTTTATCTTTTATAGTAATTACATCCTGTTCACGCGCTTTTGGAATAGGAGCTTTTGTTTTTTCAGCAGCTGGATAACCTGATTGAAGAGCGACTAATGAACCAACCTTTGGTTCTGGTTTAGTTTTATCAACAGGAGCTCTTTGTGATTCATGTGGAGCTAGTTTTTTATTGGCAGCAGCTTGTTGAGCAGCTTTAAAATCTGAATCCATTTTCTTTTTGAACGCTTCGTGCTCAACGTCGCCCTTCAGTCTCATCATATTAAGTTTGTCTTGCATAGATTGTGCAGCTGGAGGTTTGTCGCCAGACATTTGTCTTTGTAAGGCAACAGAATCTTTACGCTCAGGAGCTTTGTCCATTGAACTTCTAGGAATTTCTTGAGGAACACGATCTTGAATTTTTGTTGTAGTTTCAGGCGCAGAATCAATACCAAAAAAACCTTTAATTTTGTTTACAAAAGATTTTCTCTGCGATTCAGCTTCAACTTCACGCTTCATAGCAGGATCAATAATTGTTTTTTGTTGTTCTAAAATATCTCTAAGCTTTTTCATTTACTTACCTGTAGGAGTTTGTGATGTTGTTATTGTTTCTACTTCTTCTTCGCCTAAAAACATTCTTTTAATTTTTTCTTGACCTCTGGTCCAAGCAGCAACACCAATAATTGCTGACATCGACAAGTGATAGAATCCAGATTCTTTTAGCGTTAGTGGATCCCAAGGTTCGTTTCTTAGTGCCATAGAAACAGCCGGAAATAATATAAAATCACAAAAACAAACCAAGGCATACTGGTACGCCATTAATGGACGCCAGTATTGCTTAATCCAACTTTCTTCTCTCATCTTAGCCTCGAAAACTGCCAGTGCATGCCATCACAACGGCGCTCGTCTAGAGTATTATTGTTACCGTTCCAGTCGCCGCCCCAAACAGCACCAGTCTTTCTCCATGCTTCTAACACTTCTGGAAACTGTGCAAACCGAGGTGTACGATCACCAAGCCCATTATTAGCTGGATCAAGATCAATCGCACAACCCCATGAGTGCATTGATAAGTTGTTACCGCCACGCATGAGGCGATAGTTATACACACCACCGAAAATAGATACACCCCAGTGATTTAGTGTTTTTTGATTTTTACCTGATGCTTCGTATAGATTTTCAAACGCTTCTTGAAATCCAACCAAGCAGTTTTTGTTTACTCGAAAACGTGTTACTGGTTTACCAGCAAAAGTCATACGAAACGGAGGTCTATAAAATACTAAAAACTCAGATTCCCATCTTGCGGATGGCTGAGTGTTATTTTTACCGCGAGGGTTTCCATAAAATTCATCGCAGTTTTTTTGTAACGGCCAATTTGTCATTTATTTCTTAACTCAATAGTTTGTTTACAGTATCAGCGCAAATAATACCATTAACTGGTAGACCAACTTTAGCCTGAAACTCTTTTACAGCTTGTTCAGTTTTAGGACCAAATGCACCATCGGCGTCAATCTTAGCACCCTTATTTATTAACATACCTTGTAGGTCTTTGACGTAATTACTATTATCACCAAGTTTAGCTAAGACGATTAATGGTTTGGTAGGAGTTGGCGTATTATCAACAGGAGTTTCAAATTTAAAATCTTTTGGTATTATTTTTTTAGCACGAGCAAGATACTTTTTACGATCTTCAAGCCCATTAAGTCCACCATTAATACGACGAGTAATCAACTCAACTTGATCTCTATCAGCTAGAGGATTAAGGTTTCTAGATTTCCAATATTCAAGAGCAGTTAGAACAGAAACTTCTGGAGATTCGGCAAGCTCAGGGTTGTTTTCTAAATCATAACCAAGTTTGGCTCCGATTGTGCGATAGTTAGCTCTGCCCGTAAGTTGAAAGATACCACGACCTTTGTAGCGAACACCATCTCCTGCTTTTACGTTACCCAAGTCTTTACGTCCTTCATAAGCAGCGCCAGAAGCGTATTCTTCTAGTGTGCGGAAAGAAGCAGCTTCATGTGCTGCCTGTGCGATAAAATGGCATACTCGCAGGTATGTGTTAACTTCGTACTTTGGCATATGAAGGTTAAGATAACCCACCAAAGGACCGATAATCTCTTCCTTTGAGTTAGGAGCTATTTGTTTTATTTGTTGTTTGGTTATCATTACATATCACATGTGTTTGTATTAGGGAATGCTCTGTTTGGACCCCATATAATTCTTACTGCTCCATTGGCTCCATTTCCGCCTGTAGTATTGCCACCGCCGCCACCGCCGCCATATGATCCACCATTTGTTCCAGAAGAAGAGCTGGCATTCGTAGCATTTGCGCCACCTGAGCCACCGCGTCCACCTCCACCATCAAGAGTTTGTGAGGTTCCACTAGTTCCTTCTCCTAATAATCCAACACCGCCGCCGCCACCTGCACCTCCGTCGGCTCCGC